GAGTCCAAAAGATTCAGAGGTGTCAGTGAGATCAACATCACTATTACCAAACCCGCTACGAGTAGTTTGAGTGGCAGATACAATCGGAACGTTCGCCTCAACTGCGAGACCCCGTAATTCCTCTGCGATGGCTTTGATGTATGAGTAGGAATTGACATTACTGTTTGCTCTATATCTTGATGAGGCACATATATTAAGATAATCTATGAATATTATATCAGGTCTAAATGACTTTTTCAATGCAAGTTCATTCAATAATGTTTTAAAATGTCCTGAATGTGCTGATGCAGTAGGATACTCTTTTATAATTAAAGATCCTTGTGTCTTCTTGGCAAGAGAACTAACTTTATTCTCAAACATTATACGAGGAAGATCTGTCAGTTGTTGAACAGGTATGTTCAATAGATTAGCATCCACTCTCTCCGCAATCTTCTCCTCAGCCATCTCAAGGGTAATGTATAATACGTTCTTTCCTTGTAGAAGAACTGAACTTGCGAAATGACACATAAACAAAGATTTACCAACACCAGTGCCAGCCAAAGCAATGTTAAGTGTCTTGTTCGGAATACCACCCTTTGTAATCTTGTTAAAGAATTCGAGATCAAACTCAACCCTATCCTCTTTGGTGTGATAGAAATCATATCTTTCCGAATAGTCTCCAAGGTAATCATGACCAACGTGATTATCAAATCCTACAGCTAATGCATCAGACAGGATAGAAGGAATGGCATCAACACCTTTCTTTATATCATGGCCATCTGCAATAGAAATACTTTCAACCAATGCGAGATATATTGCACGTTCCTTACACCACTTCTCTGTAGTATCAACTAACCAATCATCTGAAGTAACAGAAGTGTCTAAGTCGTTAAGATAAGTTGTAATACTTTTAAATGTTTCATCGTTAATATCCTTTCTCTTTTCACATTCAATGGATATGATCTCTTGTGTAGGACATCTATCATACTCAACGATGAACTTAGCAGTCTCTTCAAATATTACTTTCTCATGTTGGTTATCAAAATACTCAGGTTTTATGAACGGTAGAACTTTCCTGTTATATTCCTCATTAAGAATGAGGTTCCTCAGTACCGTATTCTCAACTGATTCCATCAACTATAGTGCAAGTATGTGCTCATAATATATTTTGGTTCCCCCTTTTTGACAGGTAATCCCCTATGAGGATACTGCCATGTGGGTGGGAACACTAATACTGTACCAGTTTTAGGTCTTACTGTCAATTTATTGTAAGGAAAATCAGTTTCTCCTCCAAAGAAATCATCATTGAGATAAGTTAAAAAAGCAAGATACCTCTTTGAAGTCTGATGATCCTGAACATCAACATGGATATCAAATCTATCATCAGAAGAAGGTTCATACTTTTTAATACGCATCTCCTCAAAGAATACTTTATCAGGAAACCACTCTGTAAATTCTGGTAATTCTTTCTTATATTCCTTTACTACTTCTAAAAACTTATAACAAAGTACCTGAACAAACTTACCATACTTACCCTCAGCATTAACATTAACCTGAGTGAAAGTTGGTACTCCAGTATTCTCTACTCTAAATTTATTTGCGGAACTTTCATAAATTCCTATTAAACTTTTACAGGTATTATCATCAAAGACTTCTGAAGTTTTGATGAATCTATCCATAGCTAAAGGTTGTTCGTGCAGTCTCTTCCAACCTTGCCATAACATCGTCTGTAAAGTATTCCTCTGGGGTCGCCAAGATTTGTTTTGCGAAGACTTTTTTTCCATTGATTTCATACCGTCCCGCTTTGTTTTCCCAAAGACCACCAATCTCTCCTAATTCCAAAAGACCATAATGTCTATCCAAACCACGTTCATCAAAGTACAACCGAATAGTTACTTCTTGATTTTCTTTACTGAGTCTTGACTTAGCTGTCTTAGCTTTGATAAGGTTTCCAACAACTTCCCCCTTATCCTTTTCCTTTTTTTTGCTGAGATAAATGATTGTACTTGCGGCATACTTGAGCCCAGAGCCGCCTCCCATTTCTTTAGTTGGGACATAAGAGCCGATAACATCGTAGGTGTGATTTGTAACTATAAGGGGTATGTTTGCTTGACCAAGTTTAAGTGTGAGCATACGGAATGCTCCCTTAACAAGTTGGGATTTGGTCATGTCCCTGACTTGTTTATCATCTAATGCATCTCTGATTTCTTTCTCTGTAGAAAGCATACCTAGAGAGTCCAACACAAACATACAAGGTTTGCGTTCAGCTTCACTCTTTTTTAAATATATATCAACTGCCTTAAGTGCCTTGGTACGGAATTCCTCAATGGTTACTACATTAACAACAACCAATCTACTTAAGTCAATCCCACGAGATTCCAATAATGGCTTATTAACTGCGGCTTCAGTATCGAAATAAAGACAATAAGCATCAGGATTAGTATCGAGGAAGTTTTTAACCACAGCGAGCGAGAAAAAAGTTTTCCCAGTACTAGACTCACCAGCGATGGCAGTAATCTTATTAGCAGATACACCGCCAAAAAGGGAGCCACTAACAAGTCCATTAAATATGAACGATCCTGTATCGACGAATCGTTCTGTTCCTTCGATGTCTGATGCGAGTTGGGTGTAGTCATCACCGATTTCTTTTACTATTTCTTTAAGAAAGTCCATCATAAACCTCTTTCAATTTTAAATAAATGTTGTGTTTGAACTCTCTTTTATTCCAATCATAATGCTCCTTATTTGTAGCATCAACAACCTCGAAGAATTCTTCTTTAGTCAAATCAAGTTCAATCTTCATATTACCATTCCATGTTGTTCACGAAGTATCTTTTTGTAAGGACCATCTGGATGTTCATCCATAACTTCCTTAACTAATCTCAATTTATCATGCAAGTCTTTACATTGTTTCTCACTACCACGACACTTCCACAAGGTAGTAACAATGTAATCAAACTCAGCTTTATTTAGAGGTAAATCCATAATCATAGTATAAGATAAAATAGTCAGTATGTCAATTATTATTGACGTTCCATAATACATTACCAGCTACAGAGATCCTCTCTTCATCACATTCATAAAAAGGATAAACCTGATGATTAAGTGATGCTGGAAATACTACCATCTGATTTTCCATCTCTGGACTCATGTGAATAGGATATTCACAATGATTTCCAAGAATATCAGAATAGGTAAACATAAAACCAGAAGCAGCAGGAGTACCAGTTGAATGACAGAATGGAAGTTTATGTTGATCCTTCCAATGAGTAGGAATCTTTAACCACAAAGCAAATGATAAACAACCAGAATGAGCATGAAGAGGATTAAACTCTGTCTGTTTTGAAAAATTAACCCACCATCTTAAAAAAGGAGTAACTCTAACAGTATGATCTAAATCTGGTAACCATTTACCATGAACATTATCAACAATATGAGAAGTAATAGGATACATTACTTCATCCCAGAATGTACCTTTGGTATCATACATCTCTAAACTTTTAGAAATGTGCCCTGCAAGATTATGATTCCAACTTACATCTTTCTCCTTAGCATCTTCAACACACTCCCAAACATAATCAATAATATGTTTTGGTAAAGTTGTTCTGAATAAAGGAGTATTTGGTAATGCTAATTCTCCCCATTGTACTTCTTCAGGCATCTTTCGGATAATAAACTTCTACGAAAGATTCACACTTGGGACATGAAAGATTGGTGACGATAGAATAAACATCTTCACAACCATAATCCTCTCCACTAAAGTCTGCACCCCAGATTAATTCTGTATTACAATGCCAACAATTCATTAGATCCCTACAATCTTACGTTGTCTCTCAAAATAATTATGCAACAACCATGAACTACTGTTCATCTTATCAGTACCACCGATACCGAATTCAAATTCTACTCTTGGATCATCCTTAAACCTTTCCAGTTCTGGTATGTTACCACTGGTTCTATCACCACCATTACAGAACACAACTGTATCAGCAATCTCTAAACATTTTTCTATTGCATGACAGGCAGAACCTTGATCATCATCCTCTACAGTGATCACGGCATCAACAATATCAAGATGTCTAATTATCTCCGCACGTTCCTTCCAAGGTAAGAAGTATTGTCCTTTCTTACGTGTTAGCCATTCCTCAGTATTGATTCCAACTACCAGATAATTTGTTAAGTCTCTTGCTTTTTCAAATAAAGCAATGTGGCCACTATGAAGTGGATCAAATCCTCCAGTAACTAAGGTAACTATTCTTTTCTTAGTCATCAAAGTCCCCTTGTCGTGCTACGTATATTTTAACATAATTATACACCCTTTGTATATCTTTTGCAAACCATTGAGCAGGATCTCTTGACTCAAAGATCTTCATATTTTTTTCGGAGTAGATGCCAGTCTCACTCCACATAACAATAAACTTACTCATGCAAAGAATGAATCTAATGTATTTCTACGTTCTGTTTCCCAACCAATACAGTCTAGTATAACTTTAATAGGTTCCATAAAAGACTTATTAAATTGTAACTCATAATCAACATACTTATTAAGATCCAATTCTGTTGGGAAATCTTGAATAAATGATATCACATTTTCATGCATCCAATTAGGAGTTTTCAAATAACAAAACTTAATCTTCTCACCACTCTGGATGGCAGCATACTTATTGGTTATCTTCTTCTTTTTAGTCCAATGATTATAAAGAATAGCACCACGAACGTGGATAGGACAACCTTTATTATACATGTCAGATGAAGACTTCCACTTATCAATCTGACTAACTGATCTAGGGAAGGCAACTTCCTCTGGAGGAAGATTATAGAAATCTGTCCTACAACTTTCGATGTAATCTATAACCTCATCTTCCGTACCCGACATCAATAGACCAAAGGCATCCTTCAAGTACTTACGACATGGTGCAGGTGTTGAAGTTTTGATTGCCTCAATACCCATGATCTTAAGTTTGGCTTTCTCATAACGAACACCTTCACTATCCCATACGTTTAAAATATATCTTTTCTTGGCAGTCCATATACCTCTATCGGCAATGTTCTCCCTTTTCATTATCATTTTTTGATCGTAGGCGTTGACGTAGTCTGCCAATTCTTGGTAAGAACTTTCAATATAAGGCTCAAGTTCCACTTCACAGACCTTGTTAAGGAACGAGACAACGCCCTCAGTAGTTTTCTCTCTTCCCTTGTATACAGCTTCAACCAAATCACCCATGTGCAAGTAAATACTATCGGTATCAGAAGCAATGACATAATCTTTCTCCTCAGTTTTTAAAATTTTATTCATCTTCTGGTTGATCTTATTCTCTATCCAACGAATAGAGACCTGACCACTCAGGGTAATGGCTTCAGCATTAGCAAGTTTATAGTACCTGAAATACTGATTCCCGATAGCACCATAAGCACTATTGAGAGCGATCTTCTTTGCCATCTGGACATTATTACATCTTGAGATCTCATT